GGAAACTAATACCAAAACCAAACGTTTAAAAGCATCCACCAAGAGAATTTAAATGGCAACGCAACCACAACCTTTATTAACGCCAGCACAAGTCACAAGAGCTTATACCGATCGAGCTTATTTTAATTCATTGACACGGCAGCAGCAAGCATTTGCGGTAAAAGGAGGAATTCAAAACGCAAATACCCCACAGGGAGTAGCAAATGCTCAAGCTGCTGCTGGAGTACAACCAGCTATCGCTCCAAATGCAGGAGATGGTGTAGACCCAACTAATACCACCAACGCTGGGGTGAAAGTTATATCATTCAAAAACAATCAAGGCGGATCTGTTTATACTTCCACATCTAATATTTTGTCTTACCCAAGTTCAAGACCAGTGAACTCAAATGCAGATTATGTAACATTCAAGTTTTTTAATTACACACCTACATTTAAAGCAGCTGGAGAGAGTCAAAATGGTACATCTCCATATGATGCATACAATGCTTCGGTAATGACAAAGAATTTAAAAGAAGCAGCAGGATTAGGTCCAATAATATTATACATGCCAGAAGATATACAAACAGAAACATCAGGTAGATGGAGTGGTGCTGGATTTGGTCCTATGATTACTGGATTAGCACGAGCTGGAGCACAAATAGCTGCAGGTCAAGTTCCAGATGTACCAGCAATGTTAGAAAATATTCCACCTGCATTAGATAGATTAAAATACAAAGCATTACTGGAAGGCATTAATAGATCAATGGGTGCTTCAGTAACAGAAAATCAATTATTAACTGGATCTACTGGCGCAATTATAAACCCTAATGTAGAGATGATGTATGAAGCTCCAGACCTCAGAAACTTTTCATTAAGATTTAAAATGTCTCCAAGAGATGGCGGAGAAGCTCAAAAAATAAAACAAATTTGCAACACATTTAGAAAAGCTTCATTACCTTCGATAGGAGATGGAGAAGGTGAAATACCAGGAGCTTCACCTGGATTCTTCCTCAAAGTTCCAAAGATATGTCAAGTAAGTTTTATGCAAGGCAGCAGTCCACATCCATATATCACTCAATATAAACCATGCGCAATATCAAGAGTGAGTGTCAACTACACACCAGATGGTACATATGCTACATATGGAGATGGTTCTCCAGTTGCATCTGAATTAACCCTATCATTCCAAGAGTTGAAACTAATTTACAACGAAGAAGTAGATATCAACGGAGGAGGATACTAAAATGTATTTTAAGTATATACCAGATATAGAATATGATACCAAACCAATTAAGTTTCCATTTTCTCAATCAGATTATGTAACAGCAAAAAACTTTTTCAGAAGGTATCAAGTCAATCCAGATGTATTTTCATACTCGGTTTTCTTCAAAAAATATGCAATCATCGATGGAGAAAGACCAGACTCATTAGCAGAAAAAGCATATGGCGATCCTTTGTTTGATTGGATTATTCTCTTAGTAAATAACACCATCAATCCATTATTTGATTGGCCAGTTAGCGATGAAGCACTAAGAAGATTTTATGAAAAGAGATATGAAGATCCATATGGAACGATCAAACAATACCAAACCTTTAAGATTACCAATTCATTGGGTCAAGAAATTTTAAAAGAAGGTTTGATTGTAGACGAAAAATTTTACAATACACCATTCACATATTGGGATGGTTCTTCATCCATAACAGTTCCTGGTAATCAAGTTTGCTATCCAGTATCTATCTTTGATGATGCAACAATTCAGAATGAAAAGAAAAGAGAAATTTATTTACTGAAAGTAGAATACCTCGATAGATTTGTGGCGGATTTTAAAAAGCAAAATATTTATGCCAAGTCATCCGACTTTATCAGTAATAAGTTAAAGAGAACTGGGGTATAAAAAAAGGGGGTCATAGACCCCCTTTGTTTTCAATCTTCTTCAGCAAGTCGAGCGAAGTAACTCAGTGCATCGTCATCATCTTCAGATGTATTGAACGAAGGAATAGCAACTTCACGTTCACGAACTGCAGTAGGTGCAGTCGGGATAGGATCTTCATCTTCTTCAAACTGCATAGTACGAGCAGGAGAAGACGACTTGTTACCAAGAACAAAGTTCAAACGACTTTCAAGATCATCGTAAGATTTGAATTGATCAGGAGCAGCAAATGCTTCAAGAGAATACTCTTGCTTCCAAATCTTTTCCATCTCATCATCATCTGCACTTAGAGCTGCTGGAGCAGCAAACTCAGAACTATCATAGTTCCAATAACCAGCAACAGTTTTGATCTTCAGTTTAAAGTTAGCACCTTCCCAGAGATCGAACACGTTGATTGGAGTTTCATCTTGGAACTCAGGTTGCATTGCAGCAAGAATCTTGTCGTGGATTTTCTTACCATACTTAAACAGAAACACCTTGCCATTGTTTTCAGGATGCTTCGGATCGTTTACTACATAGATGTTGCTGTAGTAAGACAGTTTACGCTTACGTTGACGAACGATTTCTTTGTCTGATTCATGACCACTGTTCCACAACTTATTGTTAGAAGCGCAGACAGGACATTGATCTCCTTTAGTAGTCAGACAGTTTTCGATCAACCAACCACCAGTGCCTTGGAAGGCATGGGAATAAAGTTTTGCCCAGGGTACTGCTTCTCCCTCAGGAGCAGGCAGGAAACGGATAACGGCATAACCGTTACCAGTAGCGTCAAGTTCGGGCTTCCAGAGTCGCTCGTCGGCACCACCAGAAGTAGTGCTGGACTTCTCAAGTTCCTTCTGAAGGAACTCGAAGTTGCTCTGGGACTTGCGCTTAAGATCTGCAAAAGACATAGGATTCTCGGATGATTAGGATTTTGTTTTGTGACGCTTGCCACCAACACATAATAGCATAGGCACAGGGTCGCGTCAACCCCCCTGTGCCTCTAAGACTTGTTTCATTTTGGAAACTTTTTCCAGAAGATCGTCAAACATTTCATTGATGCTTACATTAGGATCACCTCCCAACATAACAACGGCATCTTTCATGTTCTCAGCCATTTCAATTGCTTCTGGATCATCACTCAATTTTAATCGAGCATAAAATATTTTTTGTTTTTCAATCAATGTCTCAAGAACATTGAAGTATTCCATTTTCTTTTCAGGTGAGAGAGCAGGAAATGCAACCATAGATCTCATGCAATATTGCTGAAGATCAGACATTTCCTGGAGGTCTCCACGTACCATTTCAGATTTAAAAAAGTTAGACATATCAAACAAGCATAAGTTTTGCTCTTGAAGTTTTCTTCATGTAATTTAATTTTTGTGCATCATACTTAAGTTTTTCTTTCAATGGTTTTGAAATCAGTTTTGCAACTGATTCGATTTCAATTTCATTTTTTTCACAATAGTGTACAATAGCATCAATATAATTCATAGAATTATCATGTGCAATTTTCTCCACTTCCTGCGAAAATTTCGCAGTAGTCATAAATTTATCCTCCAAGTTTTCTATCATAGATTTCTTCGTACTCCCTGAGATATTGTTGTAACCTGATAAAATATTCCTTTTTGGGAGGCACCACACTAACTTGTACGTCACCTGTTTCGCAAGCAACGATTGTTACAAGTTGTTCTACTTTCAATCCATACAATTCCTGTAGCATACAGGCGTATGTAATTTCTTGAACATAGTAATCATAAAGATATTCTTCTTTCTTTTCCTCTGCCGAAGTTTTAAAATCAATAATTGAAAGTTTACCGTTATATTCTGCAATACAGTCAACTCGACCAGCGACCTTTAAATAATCAGAATATAAAGCTGCCTCTTGAAGGTATATGTTATTTATGTTATCAAGAATCTTCAGGGAAGAATTAAACATGACCCAAACTAAAGGAGAATCTTTATAGAGATTTGAATCATGTTCATTGTTGAGATAATTTTCAACAAGTTTGTGATACTTATTGCCTCTGGTTGTAGCTCTGCGTGAGATTGCGTTTGCTTTTTCTTCTCCCACTCGCTTACGCCAGTTCTTAATCACCTCAACCTTCTTTGGATTATTACTAATCACAGTGGTCACAGATTTATGTTTATTACCAGTGGGAGTAATATAGTGTCGCTTGCCATCAATTGTGATGGTTTTTAATTCTATAGGTTCCAGACCAATGTGATCAAATATTTTCATAATCCCAAGTTAATTTTAGCAATAAGATAAGATTTGATTAGACCAGAACGAACAATGTCTTCCACACCAAATTCAATAAGAGAAACTTCTTTCATCTGTTGTAGGATTCTCTGGAAATCAATAATGCCAGAGCGTTCATTACTACGCTGAAGATCCGATTGACTTGCATCACCACAGAACATGATCTTAGTATCTTCACCAACACGAGTGATGATCGAATCAAGTTCGTGGAAATTCAAGTTTTGACATTCATCCACGATAACAATAGCTTTATCGAGTGTAGTACCACGCAAGAATGAAGTAGACCAGAAAGAAACTGTTTCTTGATTCTTTAGATTCTCATAAAGCATTTCAAAAGATGCATCATCTGGCATCTCAAACATATACTTCACCATATTCTTATAGGGAATTTGATAAAGTGATGACTTGTCTTCATGAGTACCAGGAAGAAAACCAATTTCACGGGTAGCGACAAGAGAACGAACCACATATACTTTTTCATATGGGGTATTTTCATCTAATACATCACGAAGAGCAAGATACATGGCAACAAATGTTTTACCTGTACCAGCAGCGCCATAGGCAAAAATGTTTTGTCCCTTTCCATACTCCTCGAACATAATACGTTGATTATCTGTAAGAGGTTCAATATCTAATAGATATTGTGAGCTAATTGGTTTCCTTCTTTTTAATTGCTTGGCAGACATATTAGCAATATCGGGTTGATTTCTTTTACGGGCTCTCGGCATAATTTTAAATTACCATTGTACGTTTGATCCAGGAAGGTTAGAAACTTTAGTCATAATATCGTTCCAACCTGGGTGAGTTTTAGACATTTTGTTTCGCCAATCTCCAACTTCTCCAACACCAGCACAACCTTTAGACCAATCTTTATCCCAATCGGGATTGTCTTTTTTCCATTGGTCATACTCTTTCATTGACATGTAGAGTTCCTGGGTTTCCCCAGTTTCTTTATGAATTACAGGGTAAGTAGGCATCAGTTCCACTCCAAAGCTTGGGCAACAGTTGGGAACTGCTCACAAAAAACTTCTTTACAAGCTTCTGCAATACGCATATGCTCCAGTTGTGTTCCGTTAGCAGATCTCAAAGATATATAGTGGATCCATGACCTGCATGAGCCAGTCATATAAATTTTTGTCGGTACAGCGAGTGGGAGTACAAACCTTGCACATTCCTTTGCCACGCCCTGATTTAGAAGACGATTATAAAGTTGTTGTGCTTTAGCAAAGTGCTCTTGAATCTCTCCCTCAAGAACAAGTTTAAGATATCCATCAAGATCATCGGTAGAATTCTGACGGTTCTTTGTATCTTGACGACGAAGTTCAGGAACAGGAATATGCTGCGACAAAAGATTTGTATCAGCATAGCGTTGCGAAAATTCTTGATATGTAAATGAACGGTGTCGAAGAATTTGTGCTGCGATACCACGATTAGTTTCAATCTCAAGTGTCATCGTTGCCTGTTCAAATACAGACCAATGATTATGCTTGATGCAATACTTCAGTAGTCCCGCTACGTTCGGATTCTCCTGATTCGATGGGTTGCTCACCCTCGCTATGTAACCCATCGTCTGTTCCGCTTGGGGTGTCACTGAGATCAGTTTCACTGGAGAGTTCTGGTTCGAATGGGGCATATTTGTATCCAAATCCTCGGTATGCTTTTTCGTCATTGATAATTCTTTGGCGTAGTTTTTTGATTTCGTGAGCTTGCTTTTTCAATTTAGCATATTCTTCTACTTCATAAAGTTCAGGACGAGTTAATGCATAATTGATCGCTTTACTCATTTTTTTGAGTGATGTCATAGAAAATCTTTCATAGATTTGTTCGTATCATAACATAAAAAAAGAGGGATGTCAATCCCCCTTGAAATGTTTTTTCCCCTTTCTTCGTTCAACTCTCCTCATTTCAGGAGGTTGTTTCTTAGGAGGAAATCTTCGTTGTTCTAAAAATAAACCATCATTAGTAATGACTCTCAAGAGAACCAATACTTGAACTATTAACTTCATCCTAAAGTTGCCATGTGATATTGAGCTTCTTTAAGTTTTTTTTCTTTTTGAATTTTTTTACGGATTACATTCAACCAGTTCATTTTGCTACCTCCTCGTTATGACAAGGGCGATAGGCAACACCACGATAGGTATTTGCTGGATGTGCTGGTGCATGTGTTTGTGAATACCACTTACGATATTCTTCTTTAGGGGTATCAGTATTATACTTACACCCACGATATGTGGCTTGTGACATTAGGTTTTCTCCTTAGTTTTTTAAGTTAAAGAGCGTTCCTTCAGTCGGCTTTTGCGTCTATGTTACACTTCTTGGGTGTTACAAGTTTGATTTCATAAAGCAAATCATTTTTTGCTTGCGGAGTTATTTGTGGATGAGTGTTAACTCTATTCCACACCAACTGAGCTTGCAAACAAGTTAAAATAAGTGCTTCCATAGATGAACGATCCGTTCCGAGTCGGCTTACTTCCGTTCGCTATTTCCGAATAGCGAATGAACGATGGATGCATCTTAGCATACCATCATTACTTATGCAAGTAACGTTGTAACATTTGATACATTATCTTTGAATGTATTCAAGATCGTAATTACTTGCATGAAGTTGTTCGATAATAATATCACAAGCAATCTTTGGTTCAGAATCTCCACAGGTAAAAACATCAACTGCTGCTTCACCCTTTTCTGGCCAAGTATGAATGCTGATATGACTTTCAGACAACAAACAAATTGCCGTCACTCCCTGTGGATTAAATTGATGTGACATAGTTTGCAATACATGTGCTCCACATGCTTCAGCAGCATTCTCTAATAAATCGCACAGAAAAAACTCGTTGTCAAGTAACGACAACGAGCAACCATATAGGTTAAGTAAATAATGCTTTCCCATTTATCTTCTCTTTTTTTCTTCTTTTGGTGTAATTCCCCATAGTTTTGGATTAACTCTTCCTTCAGATTGTTTCCAACCTTTAATACCTTCTCTATACCTATCCCAATAATAATCAAAAATTTCTATCTGTTTATCTGGGATAACTAAATCATATGCGATTGCTCCATCAATCTCATAAGTTACTAAGTATGCGGTGTATGGCAAAGTTCTGTCATTTGCCACTTCGGGATCACAATTTTGATGGAGAATCCGCATCAGCTACGACCTCCCCATTGAATACTGGGGAATGCTTCTTCTACACAAGCACGAGTAATTTTATATTTTTTACCAAGTGCTTTATCTTTAATCAATACAAGAAGATTAGCTTCATCTTCATGAAGACCTTCAAGCATTTGAATGAAAAGATTTTCTCTTTGAGACTGCTTAAGAGAAGAACTACCACCTTTAAAGAAAAGATAAAGACGACGATACTCTTTTTCAAGTACTGTATGTTCTGTTCCTTTTGGTGCTTCGTTAGCTTCAAAAGGAACTTCTCCTTCAGGCAATTCTGAGATAACACTTTCATCAAAATTAACAATAAGAATTGCTCTCAGTGCTGGAGTGTTATGTTGATTAAGTAATTGAATTTTTTCTGCTTTAGTCTTGGCGTTGCTCACTTTCTGGAGCACTTCGGAAATTAAGAGTTTCATTTTTTAAATGGCGATGAACTACGAAAGAAGAATTCTCCCATCAAATCATTTAGTTGATGTTTCTGGAAGTATTCTAAAGGTATTTTCTTTTCAACTGTATTTAGTGATTCATATTCATCCATTATTTTATCTTCAATTTCTGGAGGAATACAATCAAAATCAATTAATCTTTGATTTCTATGGTAATTACGCAACTGTTGTGTATCAACACAAAATTGACTTGGATTTTGTTCTACCCATTGAGTAATTTTTTTCTGACTGATTGGTTTTTGTCGAGATCCCGAAACAAACGTATCATCTGGTGATAAAAAATTAGGTATGCCATCAGATTTATCACCACGTATGATGTGTTCTTTTATAAACCTAAATGGATTTTCATGCACCAAATATTGTTTTGTCACTGGGTTGAATTGTTTTATCCCTGGATACTTTTGCAATTGAATAAAATCTTTATCCCCAGAAAGTATTAGAATTTTTTCTTTTCCTTTGTTTTTACACAAGGTAGAAATAACATCATCTGCCTCAGCACCAAAAACTTCTACAACTTTGTAAGGAAAATATTCTCGTATCTCATCTCGTATTTTATTTAATACTTCGAAGATGCTACTCCAATCATGGCCAGATTTTTCTCGATCCTTTTTTCTATTTTGTTTATAGAAAGGAAATAAATCTTTTCTCCAATAGTGTTTACTATCATAAGCTAACACAATTTCTCCACCATAATCAGAAGAGTATTGTTTCTCATATGATCTTAAACTTGTGAGAACCATATGTCTCACAAGTTTTTCATTTAAAAAATCGTTTTTTAATTGCGACATCAAATTACTTATCATAATTTGATTCATATCAATGATAATCATTCAATCTTCTTCCTCCTCCTCGTATTCTTCTTCATCCTCAACAAATCTAACTGCTAAAAGTTCCTCATTAATCCAAATACCTTCTTCATCATACATTTCTGGATGAGTTTGGAAAGAGTTTGGTTTAGCAAGATAATTATAAGCGAACTCGTTTACCGTCCACCCAATCATAATTCCAACAGCTAAAAACATAACCATCAATGCTGCAGAAAAAAACAATATAACTGAGATAGACATTTTACTACTCCTATTAGTGAGTGTTATCTCTCCCAGGTAAATTCAAATTTAATTCGAATTGTTTTTTTGAGAAGAGAAAACGTTTTTTGAATAACTAAACCTTTTCTGTCGGGTTCGATATTTTTATTTTCCCTCCTGAGCATTAGCTCCACACCTTTATTTATTTGCATATTATTCAGTTTTTCTCTGCTCATTTTTTTTAGAACTTACTAAACCTTTTTCAATTAAAATTTTTGCAGTTGGAACTAAACCACCTACTGGTTCGTCATCAATAATTACATAAGGATATCCAGTAGCAGAAGGAAATTTTTCATAAAATTGTTCGAACGTAATGTCACCATTAACACGATATACTGTGTAATTTAAATTCGCTCGTTCCATCAATTCCTTAACTTGGTCACAATACGTGCAACCATCTATGCTATAAATTTCGATTTTCATTATGAAAACTCTATTCTACGAGACAAGTATATCACGCATTCGAATCTTTGTCAATGCTCGAAGACTCCTCTTCATCATTTTCAATATTTTTTAATGGGGGTCGGAAAAGATTTGGCCAAGTATCACGAATAATTTCCGCCATTTTATGTGGAGTATCGGAATCAATCATTAAACAAAAAAAAACCACCTACACATTGTAAGTGGTTTTGCGTGAGGTGTCAAGACCTTTAATCTTATCTAACGTGGTGTCCGCCAAACATGTAACGCATTCCATTCAGGATCTTTGCCCCGAATGATCCGAGATTGCGTGAGTTAAATCTTTCAAATAAGGCAGTAGTAATAACAGGAGCGGGAACCCCCAGGTCCACAGCGGCAGAAACAGTCCAACGACCCTCACCGCTGTCGGATACGCCTCCAGAGAACTGTTCAAGGCGACCATCCCTGCGTAGCACATCAGCAGTAAGGTCAAGTAACCAACTGCCAACCACGCTACCGCGACGCCATAGCTCAGCAACCTCAGCAACGTCAATATCATAACAGTAACTTTCTGGATCTGCCATAGGGGCAACTTCAGCGTCTCCTTCTCTAACATATTGAGCACCTGCGTTAGCGTTCTTGATGATGTTAAATCCTTCTGCATATGCTTGCATCATACCATACTCAATACCATTATGCACCATCTTCACAAAATGCCCTGCACCTGGATCCCCACAATGTAACCACCCAAACTCAGCAGAAGTTACGTCCGAGTTAAATTGAGTCCTTCGGGCAGCGTTGATTCCTGGAGAGAGGGCATCAAAAATATGCGAACAAGCGGAGACCGCAGTATTTCTGCCGCCAACCATAAGACAGTATCCACGATCCAGACCGTAAACGCCACCAGAAGTACCGCAATCAATATATTCGATACCAAGTTTTGCCAATCGTTCTGCTCTCTTCCGACTGTCTTTAAAATTGCTATTGCCATGATCAATAATAATATCTCCTTCACCACAATATCGTAGTAACTCATTGATCGTCTCCTCTACAGTTTCGGCAGGTACAACCATCTGAAAGATTCCTGGTTGTATTCCACCATCATTTTTGTGTTTAACTACTTTAACAAGGCTTTCAATGTCAGTTGTAATTCCATTAACAAATCCCTTCTCAAAAGCTTCATTTGCTTTCTCATAATTTCTTCGATAACCCCATACTTCAATACCCTCTTTCATCATACGGCGAGACATACCTTCGCCCATTCGTCCTAATCCAATTAATCCAACTTTCATTTAATACTCCCAAGATTCGTATGCTTGTTTAAAATAAACATCAACTTTTTTTAAATCATCTAAATGAATATCACAAGTATAATTATGTTCATCGCACCATTCTAAAGCAAATGCGTGAAATTTTTCTTCACTTTTTACTTTGCTTACTCCATAAATTCTCGCAAAAGATGACATCACAAAATGCCAACATTGATGATCTTTTTTCATTAAAGATACAAAAAAGAACCCTCTATAATTATAAAGGGTTCAGTTTAAACTTGATGTTTTGTTATGGATTGATAACAAAAAATTATCTATCCCCAATACATCTGACCGAGAGTAAATAAAACAAACACAAGGACTGTGAATACCATCATACCTACCCCCGCCCAAATGATCCAGGATTCCATAGGATGATGTTGATTATTGTGAGACATAAAAAAAGAGGGTTGTTATACCCTCTTAATTATATCAGTTATTCAGTTGTATATCAACCGATTGCAGGTGCGGTAAGAGCAACAGGAGTGCTATCAGCAGCAGCAAGGTCCAAAGGGAAGTTATGAGCATTTCTCTCATGCATCACCTCAAACCCGAGGTTCGCACGGTTGAGAATGTCAGCCCAGGTATTGACTACACGACCACTGCTATCAAGCAGCGACTGGTTGAAGTTGAAACCATTGAGGTTGAATGCCATGGTGCTAACACCGAGAGCGGCAAACCAGATGCCAACTACAGGCCATGCAGCAAGGAAGAAGTGCAGTGAACGTGAGTTATTGAAGGAAGCATATTGAAAGATAAGGCGACCGAAATAACCATGAGCAGCTACAATGTTGTATGTCTCTTCTTCTTGTCCGAACTTGTAACCGTAGTTCTGTGACTCAGTTTCTGTCGTCTCACGTACAAGAGAAGAGGTGACAAGAGATCCGTGCATAGCAGAGAAAAGAGAACCACCGAAGACACCAGCAACTCCCAACATGTGGAAAGGATGCATGAGAATGTTGTGTTCTGCCTGGAAAACAAGCATGTAGTTGAAAGTTCCCGAAATCCCAAGAGGCATTGCGTCAGAGAAGGATCCTTGACCAAAGGGATAGACCAGGAACACTGCAGAAGCAGCAGCAACGGGTGCAGAGTAGGCAACACAAATCCAAGGACGCATACCAAGTCGGTAAGAAAGTTCCCATTCGCGTCCCATGTAAGCATAGATACCAATCAGAAAGTGGAAGACGACCAGTTGGAAAGGTCCACCATTATATAGCCATTCGTCAAGAGAGGCAGCTTCCCAGATGGGATAGAAGTGCAGTCCAATAGCATTGGACGAAGGAACAACAGCACCAGAGATGATGTTGTTTCCATACATGAGTGAACCAGCAACGGGTTCACGGATGCCGTCGATATCGACAGGAGGTGCAGCGACAAAAGCAACAATGAAACAAATAGCAGCGGCGAGAAGTGTTGGAATCATTAGGGTTCCGAACCAACCAACGTAAAGACGATTGTTGGTAGAAGTCACCCACTCGCAGAATTGTTCCCAAGTGTTGCTTCCACCGCGTTGAGCGACAGTAGCAGTCATAGTTTTAAAAGAACGTAAAGGTTTATGAAAAGTATGTGAAGAAATGTTTCCATTCCTTAACATTTATTTATAATAGCACGGTTTGCCGAACCTGTCAAGAGCAAAAAAAAGAGGTGATTGCTCACCTCCAATAAAAATTTCTTATCGTTTAATTAATCCAACCAAAAACTTTTTAAATTTTTGCATCCTTGTTAATTTAGCTGGAACAAATTCCGATTGAGCATACATATGCTTCCACAAAAATTTATCCATATGTTATCACCACACTCCAGGAATAATCTGACCAGTGGTGAGATAAGTACCTACAGCAATCACAAAACCGAGCATTGCCAGGCGACCATTAAGCAGTTCTGCCTCAGGGGTAAATCCGAATTTCATTTTGTTTCTCCTTGATAAATGTGTTTTTGTTTAAGATCAGGGTTTGGATTACAAACCATTTTTTCTTTAATAGGTTTAATGACAATAAACTTGTCATTCTTTAGGGTGCCAGCGATCTTGACTTCAAGTTCAATTTCATTGTCCCACCCTATTTCTTGAAGGGCAACTTGAAGTTGCCCAAGCATTCCAGCACTCACAGGTTTTCTTCCTGTTCGGTCAGGATAACACAATCGCTGGTGGGATATGCCACGCAAGTGAGTACCCAACCATCTTCAAGTTGATCATCATCAAGAAAAGATTGTTCATCATTATCTACAGTGCCGCTAACTACTTTACCAGCGCACGCAGAACAAGCACCAGCACGACAAGAGGAAGGCAGATCAATGCCCGCCTCTTCAGCTGCTTCAAGAATGTATTGATCTTCGGCACATTCAAAACTATTTTCGGTGCCATCAGGGGATTGAAGAGTAATAGTGTAAGCCATCAGTAAGTTTTAGATAGTTGATTTACAGAATGTGCAAGCAGTACAAAAAATGCAATGCTTGTTACGGTGAAAATTAGTTCAGTCATTTAGAAGACCCCGAAGAAGAAATTACCTGTGACCAAATAAGAAACAAGACCAGAAATAAAACCGACCATTGCCCAGCGCCCATTGTACTTTTCCTTTACTTGATTAGGGGTATCCATTCCATAATTTTCGTAGTACATAGTGGGTTCTTTCGCCCACATATTTTGTTGACCACGATCATTTGATGTTACAGTCATTAAGTTCATTAAGAATTACATCACCAGTATATAGCAAAAAAAGAGGGGTGTCAACCCCCCTCTGTTAAGAAATCCTGATCAGTGTTATCAGGTTTTGATTTTTTTACTTGCTTGGCGCTCCAAGCAGCCAATGCCATGATAGCAAAGTAGAACAGATAGTCATCAATCATAACCAAAAAGAAAATAACTGATCCACCTATTCTCAAATAATCTGGCATTGGGATCTTACTACAAACCCAACGAACTTGTTTCTCGAAGAGAAAGTATAGTGGTATGAGTGCAGTGACTACAAACTCACTATAGGGAACTACGAAATACAGAGAGAGCAATATAAAGATTGGAAAGTATTGCCTCTCTGGTATCCTCTTCAAGTATGAAACATAAAGATCAATCAAACGCTTGAAGAGTTTTTTCATGTATTATCAGAACTTGAAGGTAGTCTGGATTACTCCACCCCAGTTGGAGGAGTTATCAGCAAGGCGCTGATTGTCGCTTCCATAGATGATAGCAGGAGTGATGCTGATGTTATCAGACACTTGATACTTGTAGAAAATCTCAAGCATCGTTGCCTTCTCAAGGTTCTCTCCAGTAGGAGCTTGACCGATAGCAACGCCAGCAGTGTTACCCTTAGCAAATACATCTGCCCACTGCAGACCCGCCATCCAAGATTGACTGTTGGTAGCAGCACTTTG